AACTCCTTTACTATCTGTTGCCCGTATGATCCTTTTACACCTAAAAACTTGTATTCGGGGAACAACCCAGCCAACTTCCAAAATACTTCGGCCCCCTTTGCTTCATTCAGATTGATTAATGTTATGTTCCCATCTGAAACTGTGTCGTGTGGAACATCGTAATAATCTATATCCACCGGCGGGGCCAAAACCAAACTATAATTATTCGGATATTGGTTTGCCTCTTTTGCTGCCTCTGAATTATAAACCACTATCAACCTCTCCTTACACCTTTGAACCGTGCCGTACTGCGAATGATTGTGATAAAACCATATTATAGGTTTAGTCTTAATCATTTCACAAGTTGCAGCCGTAAAATCCAACTGCGTGAAAACTATCTCCGCATCGCCTATGTGCGGTAACCCGTATGCAGGCTTTGCCACCACTTTAACACCTTCGTACTCGTATGGACACCCTTTCGCATCTTCTCCCAACATCACTAAAACCGTATGCCCTTTTTTCTGTAACCACTTTAGAAGCGTGTGCAGGTAAAGGTCAGAACCGCATAGTGAACCGGGTGGATAAAATCTAACATGGGCCAAAATATTCATACAAGTAAATATGGGGTGAGCCGAAACCCACCCCTTTATTTTTAAGCCAAAGTTTGATAAATAGCAGACGGAGGCAGTTGAAGAATAAATTCTTCTTGGCACTCGATCCGAGCTGTGACAAGGTTCTTTGTGAAGTTGTTTCCTTCTTCATAAGATAACTCAATAGCCAACCCTGAAGTCTGAACCCTTTCAACGAAATCTTGGTCTATTACCATTGCCCTTGCAGCGGTTGCCCATGCTGCTTGGAAAACAGGAACACCTGATATAGTCAGGGCTGTACCGTTAAACTGCACAGAACCCGCTCCGGGGTAGTAACCCTTAGAATAGGTGCTTACAAACAACTTAGCATAATCCGCAGGGTTAACTACGATGAATGAAGCATTGTAATTTGCTACCAACTGATTCCCGATAGTGTAGATTAATTTCTCCACGTTGTCGGTAGTTGAAGTGATTGACGTATCGCCGGTTGCACCTCCTGAAATTACAGTGTTGAAACGTGCGTTTTCTTTTTTGTAGAAATCCCTCATCAACATCCGTGGGAGTGTTTGGGTTAAGAAAGGTAAACTGTTTACCATCTGTTTAGAGAAGGTACAAGTGCCCGCCAAATAACCCTGAACCACTGAAACGGCTGTGAAAGAATAATCATTTGAACCCTTAACAGAACCTTCCACTTGGAACGCAATGTTGTTGGTTTCGCCTGTATCTTCCTTCCAGTAAACGTAAAGGCCGGTATCGGTTTGGAAGGTGTTAATCAAATCCCTTGCGTTCAGTTTCTGCGAAGGGAAGATAATAGCCCGTGGGTCTTGTGTTGCAAAAGCTACCCCGGTAAGGTTACCTGATAAGGTCATTGTTTTAGCCTCCAGTTCACCCATCAGCAATGTTTTAGCGTCCAACTCAAAGCGTACTTTCGCTTGCTTATCGCTGTTGAACATCTTAAACATATCGCTTTGGCCTTGTTCACCGTGCTTCAGGTTTTTGAAAAACTTGTCGCTAAGTTCGTCTTTGATAGCCCGGCCTAAGGTTTTAATCTCACCGTTATCACTTACGCCTTTACCAATCTTAGTCGCCAGTTCATCGAACTGAGCTTGAAAGGTTTTACCGTGCTCTGATAACTGTGTTTTCAGTTCATCAGGAGTGATGCCCTGCTTCGCTTCAATAGCGGTAAGCTGTGTTTTGGCTTCTTGAGCCAATTTTAATGCTTCTGCACCGGCTGTGCCTTGTGCTTCTGCTTTTGCCTCGATTGAAGCGATGTTGGTTTTCATCTGCTCAATCATTGGGGCCATGTCTTTTAGTTCCATGATTTTTATTTTTTAAAATGATTGTTAAAATTGTTTATTGCTTCGGCAAACTCTTTCAGTCCGTCCGGCTCAACTGCTTTGGCGGGTTGAGTGGTCAAGGCTTCAATATGTTGCTTAATCTGCTCTATCTCTATTTCCATTAAGGAAAAAGTTTCATCTGTAAATGTTCCGTGTCTAAACGCTTTTGCTAATTTGGTCAGCCTGTCGGTCAAGCTCTTTTTAACCTTTTCAGGCTCCGCCGACTTCATCATTTCGAGCGTTGGAGTGTCTGGATTTGCACCCCAAAGAACTGCCGACCCCTCATAAAGTTTCAGTTCCTTTATTGTTCTAATACCAGTGCTATTGTCAAGGTCACATTTGATCGTAGCAAACCCGATTGAGTGCTGATTAACCAACCCTTCGTTATACATTTTAATCATATCCTCCCCAATAGTTGTATCGACTATCTTGGTAACCGCAACCAACTTATCCCCCTCTATGTACAGTTCTTTTGGCTTACCCAATACATTTTTAAATGATGCATTGTGATCTACAAGCGACCAAATCATATTCTTCCCGTTTGGCCCACATTCGGCAATAGTTTTAGTATATGCTTCGGGAACGATAATATCCTCATCCAAATCCTTATTGAACATACGGCTCCAAACTACCTTCGCAGTTCTTTTTACCATGTCAACATCCATTACGGAGTCATCATCATTAAGGTCTTTATACTGTATCATATTCAATATTTTTATTTTGCAAAAACTGAACTAAGTGAACCGTGTAAACCTATCGCCTCCGCCTCTTGTAATAATTGCTCAAAAACATTCTTTGAAGGTTCAGGCTGTCTTACTACCGGCTCGCCTTCCCCGTCCCTGTGTGGCACAAAAACAACACAACAACGGCAATTAACTAAGTTCCCCACACTTGCAGCCGGGTCCCCAGGGTAAAGCATCGCATCCACACTTTTCGTACTTGGTACCACAAACCTTTCATTCATTCCCACTATCCGCCCGTTCATGTCAAGGTGATCGTATTGGTCTCTTGGAATCCGCCTTGTGCGGTTATCCTGTGTCGAAATCCACTTCTTATCCATCGCTATCCCCGTATCAGTAGCCGCTACCATTGACCCGGTATTGGCTGCCTTGTTCGTTTCCGTTCTCACTATCCTTGTTGCCATCCACTTTGGGAAAGCCGCCCTGTTTAAACTACTAACAGTCTTTTCTATGCTCCATCCCAACTCCTCTGCTTTCTTTAACTGCGCTGTTATTTGTTCCCGCAATGTGTTTGTTATCTCAACCGATACCTGTGTTAAATCGTACCGTTTCAAATATTGCTCAATCACATATTGCCACCTTGCTTCATCATCCGTTACACCCTTCACTGACCTCTTTACCTGTTTAGCCGTTAGTTTAGCCCCGTTCACTCCGGCGGTGATATGCAACTCTTTCAAACTCTTTTCAATGATCTGCGGCGGTATTATAGCCGGTGTTATGCCTTTTGTCACTTGCATAGCATCGGTAAAAACCCTCACTTGCGCCCTCAATGCTCTTTCCACTCTTGGCCTGAACAACTTTATCAACCTATCATAAAGCCGCTTATACGCCTCATAATCACTTTTCGTACTCACTTTTTAGGCGGTTTAGTTATACCCAATGGGTCTGCCAATGGTTCCATTATCCCTGCTTCCGAAACTGCTTGCCCCTTGTAAAATATCGTATCTAACATTTCCTCACTCAAATTCGGGTCTGGTTCCATGTCCATCGCTGCGTATCTCTGTCTTAACGTACCCATGAAAATATCAAGGAAATTAGCCTGCGTTAATTTGTCTTCTTGTAATTCGGGATAACAATCCAAATCGAAGTCAAGGAAAATATCGTTCCACCCCCATACTTTCATTTGTATGTTAATCCCATCCCTTAATTCAATTAAAGCAGGTATTGCGGCCCTAACAGTTAAAGCCTTTTCAGCCGATATTTGGTTATTCTCGTTCTTTGCGTCTGGGTCGTTGAGTAGTGTAGATGGCACGTTATACACATTGCATATTGACCGTAAATCGTGCTTCTCCCCTTCCAAAATGTTCAAATCAACGTTATCAAGTCCTATTTGCTGGTATTTAACGGGATAGCCGCTTACTGCAATTCTATTCTTGTTTTTACTGCCTGAGTATTCAACTAACTTCTGTCTTAACTGCGTTACTTGTTCTGCAGCTGTATCCTGATCCATCCCGTCTTGATAATCCAAAGAAAGAACACCTTCTGCAGCACCATTCTGTAAATTGGCAACACTTGCCGTAAGGCTCTCATTTATCCGCGTTACCTTTTTATTGGCCGCCTGTAAAGGACTCATCCCGTACAACTGCTGCCCGGAAGCATTCCACATGGGGTTGAACTTGGCGATGTGGATTATTTCTTCTTTAGCAAGCGGGAAACCTATCCCCGCACCCATGTAAAGCCTGTAACCTTTCGCCCTTGCACACATGGCTTGCAAATCAGCTATAATGCTCATCCACTGACTTGGTAATGCCATTAAAAACAAAGGTTTCTTATTATTTACCCCCGCCTGTATCTGCGGCCCATACACAAAAGCGTTACCCGTAATCAGTAGAAAAGATATTGCCGCCTCTACTAACTGGCTCCACGTTGTGTTACCTTCGGGGTCTGGAAGTTCTAAAAGTTGGTTTAACTTATCGTCTGTATCGTAAGGCTCAAAGGCCGCTTCTTTTAATTCCTGTATTTCTCTCCAGTTAATCTTAGCGGCCATATCATCCGACTTGACTGACTTAGCGGCTTTCATTTTGGATTGATATTTCTTAAACGCCGCTTTACCCTTTGGTGTGTTTATTTTTTTGTAAGCCGACCAACCGGAAATCTTAGCCTTGTCGGTTATCATGTTTATGACTGAATAAACAATATCATTACCGGCGTAACCTTGGTCTACAAATGCTTGTGCGTTCTGACCCGACCATGTAACAATACCTTTCAGTATCTCCATAGTAACAGGGCTTCCGGTGTAGGCTGATATACCGGGTATTGATGCTTTGCTTTCCGTTTTAGGGGTGGGTAATGCCTTCGCTCCAAAAGAGAGCAGATTCAATAGAAACTTTTGCGCTAAATTGAGTTGAGGCTTTGCCAAATACGTTTATTTGAAACCGTTAAATGGTTCAATACTGGGAGTACTCGTATTTGTGCTTAGGTAGTTCTACTGTAAAAGTAATAAATTTTACAATACCAAATATATTTTTGTAATCAACCGACTAAAATTCTAAACTTAGGGGCCAGTTCAAACCACATACGCATCATTAAAGTATCGCTGAAATCGGGTGAGCGGCCTATTAATTCTTTTACTTTATCCTTTGGTAATACCTGGCGTTTGCCATCCTTATCCATATTGTACTGCTTAACTTGTTCTAATTCCTGCACAATACTTTCACGCATAACAATATTTTTGCAGTCCATGTATATCTTTCCTTCATTCATATACTCTGCTAACTTAAAGTAACACTGACTTTTAAGGTTTGAAAAATTCTCGTCTTGGTGGGTGATAGGGTTAATAAGTGCCCGACTGTTATTCACAAACCCCTTGCATTTTAGAATGTCAACAACACCACCGCCTACACCATCTTCATCGGCGATGGTTTGGCTTTGCGGTATGCCAAGTTCCCTTTGCAGTCCACGAATAATGTCTGCGACTTCTTGAACCGACTTGCCACGATACTGCACAAATTTAACACGATACCCACTCCAAATGCCAATGACAGTAGAATCACTGCCAAAGCGAGCAACGTCAATAGTAAGATACTTAGTGCCATCAGGCACATGGTCATTCGTAAAGCTGTCGATAATTTTGTCATATTCGATAAGTATTGTGGGGTCATCTAAGTACTCCCAATTGCCATGTAGCAACCTTTCCCGGCTATTGGCATCCAAAGCAAGCAAGTTGGCCCTGTAATGTTTGCTTATGTAGGGGTTATCTTTTTCAAGACTCTGAATAAACTGCCTTTCGTTGGTTAGTAGCCCTTCTTTGTGGGGTCTGTAGAAGTCCTGATAAACCCAGTTCTTAGCCGGGTTGCATGAGTAAAGCGATTTTGGTATCAATCCGTTTTCATCAAGTTTAAACCTGATACGGCTCTTGGCCACGTTCCTTGCTTTCTCTGTTACTTGGTTGGCTTCATCAATAAATAGGTCGGTAAGTTCAAGCGAGCCTAATTCGTCAAAATTCGGGTCAGATGGATATAACCCCAAATCTTTGAGTAAAATTACCGAACCGTTAAAAAAGTTTATCGAATTGCTTTGACCGTTGAATGTGTAGTGTTTGCCTGATATTAAACCCTGCATTTTGGCTATCTCGAACAGGGTAACGAGTGTTGTGTCCTTTAATGTTTTTAGCGTTTCACGCCCTATTAATCCCCTTGTACCCGGGTATTTTAAACGGCGTTTTAGTTGCCAATAACAACCCAATGCAGATTTCCCACCACCGGCACCGCCACCGAAAAGAAGCTCTGTGGTTACGTTATCCTCCAGTATGTCCAGCGCCGCCGTTTGCTTCAGGGTTAGGTTCATAGTTCCTTGTTTCGTTCCAGTTAAGGCTCATTTCGCCGCTGTGTTCTGTTTCGTGCTTATCCTTCCATCCCATGTTTTTCAATACGAAAATAGGACCCGCAGCATTATTCCCACACGCTTTTTTCTCGTAGTTATTCTCAACAATTAATAAGGCTTTGTTTATCAAGTAAGAAAATTCAGGCTTTTTTAGGTAGTCATACATTGATTGACGGCTCTCAAATCCTAAGTGAATAGCCAACCCTGTAACTGTTTTATCTGATTCAGTCGACTCGACAAATTCAGTTATTGCAGCTTCCATCTGTTCCGGTGTTTCAAATATGGGTGGTCTTCCTGCGGGCATCTAATAATTTTTTACGTTCCTTGTCTTTTTGATTTGGGATAGCCTTAGTAGCGTCTTCCCCTAAATTTTTCCTTACTTCTTCAGATTGTTTAAATAAATCCTCTGTTTGTCCCGTTCCAATTACTCTACTAAATAAAAAAAATGGAATAATCATGGCATAAACACATATTTCCCTACGTGCCGGGTCATTAAAGGTTGATAATTATCGTGGTTGTTCTCATTTGGCTTTCTCAAATATACAAATACTTTTTCGCATTTAATATCCAAAAGTTCCAAAATATACACAATAGATGTGCTTACGGTGTGGATTTCGGTGGCGTTCTCGATAATTTTTGACCAATCAAATAAACTAAAATTTTGCATCATTGTCATTTCAATAACCTTTCCACTCGTTTTGCATTCAAACGCTGATTTTGTTTTTCCATCGCTTTTCCACATTCGGTTAATAAGCGTGTAAGGCTCGCCGGCTATTATCCCCAACTCGCCCATCAGCGCCTTTTCTTTGGCTTCGTCCCGTTGATACATAGCATCTTTCCACGTTATCCAGTCCATGTGCATAAAATCGTATTTGGACTTCATACACTCTTTGAACGGTACTTTCATGAGTTCGTATGTCCACCTGAGCGGAACGTAATAAGTACTTCCCCTTGTAATTAGTTCTTTACCTTCCATGTATTTCGGCTGTGTTAGCCAAACGTCAATAAAGGTAATATCCGGGTAAGCGCGGTTTAGTTGTTCAACGTAATCAGGGAGGACGGGCCAACATATTTTATACCCTTGCTTTTGAAGGTTTCGTGCTATCTGCATTGAGAAAATTACGTCACCTATCCCGAAATATTGCTGAATGAAAGCCGTTTTACCGGAAGCGCTTTCATGCTCTGCGTTGAATTTTACCATGTTCCCGTGAAACCCAAATTGCCCGTTATACGTTTTATCCCAATGTTGGTAACCTTCGATTGCGAATTTACGGGCCACTTCAACCGGCGCAAATTTTATTCCGTATTGCGTTTCCAAATATTTTCTATGCGTACGGCAGATAACATGGTCCTCTGGATGGTTGTTAGTTTGGAATAGCGGATCGGTTGCCACTATTTCCATAAGTCGTTTACTTCGCAAGCTGAAGCCACCATTACCTACCTGACAGCCATCCGTGTACCATTCCCAGGGCGCACCTATGTAATCGTAATTGAGCCAATCTTTATCCCATGCTTTCCAGTTTTTGACATACCCATCGTATTGAATTATTAACAAGTGGGTGGTGTCAACGTGTTTGTAAAGTTCTTTTATGCAAAAATCAGAATACGCCTGTTTACTCGTTAAGTCAGGATTGAGTAACACCACTTGGCCGTAATGGATATTTTCCATAGACTCATTGGCTGCTTTGTGTAGTCTTTCAATTTGGCTATCCACACCTATTAAAGTGACCATTGGAAGGCTTAAAGGTTTGAAGGTATTAGATACGTCGGCCATTTCTTTACCTTGCCCGCTGTGGCCCATGCTGCTTTCAAGACCAATGTGTTGAATTAGTGATGGGCAGGCGCATATTACCCCCGTTTGTTCAGTGGCGAGCTTATCCCAATTATCGTTTATATGGAGTATTGGTTCAATATGCTTTCGGTACATTTCAGGTGTAAAGCAAAGGTTTATACCCCCGGCACTTGCACGCTTCTTCCATCCTTCTCCTTGCTCGATTATCTTGTGGCGGGGCGCGCCGTCTTCGTTTAAGTTGGTACACTCAAACCCGCTTACAAATGTGGTGGGGAATTGTTCGTGCAGTTTTACCAGTTCGGAAATAAAGTCGTTGCGACAAAGACTGTCACCATCCAAATTGATAATATGGGTACATCCCATTTCTATGAGAATAGCTACCCCTTCTCTTATTGAGTTTTTTATACCATACCTTTCACTGGCGATCCATTTATGGGTGAATGCTTCTGGGTGTGACCAGTTTGTAATTAGTTCTTTGGTTTCTTGATTGCTACAGTCGTCCACTATAACAATTTCGGTGCCTCCCGGCATATCAGCCCTACTCAAACTTTCAAGGCATTGGCGCAGGTATTCGGGGCGGTTGTATGTGGTAACGATTATACCTATTTTCATTTCTTTACCATTTGGTGAAGCTGATACATATTCCTAATATCCTGCAATCGGTCGGAAGTCTTGAAACGATAATGGTAAAAATCAATCGGAGCCAAATCAGGGTCGGTTACGTCAACCCGACTTTTATCGTCAATAATCTCAATCCCATGTTTACCGTGAAGGATGCGCCCGATCAATATGTCCTCTTCAATATTAACTCCGGCGGTGACCTCATCACGCAATATCGAAACCATATCCGGCGAAAGCCAAATACCCGCACCGCTAACGGCTTCCTTTTCGCCCAACGACCAACCGGCATAACACTTTTCTTTCGGCAGCGTTTCAGCGTGTTTCAATAGCCTTTCCTTGTTTATGTAGCTGCTTGAGTTAGTGCGGAAAATGAAATCGTATGTCCCAAATTCTTCTTCAATGTGGTCTAAACATAATTTAAATTTATAGTGCATCATATAGTATTCGTCACTACACCCTACTTCAAGTTCGATTGAATCGGGTCTGCGTACAAATTCAGAGAGGCGCAATCCACCGTGATAATATACAACATCCACAAAATCATTTGGCATATCCCATGTTTCCTGCTGTGCCTGCATCAGTCCGTTGTAAGGATGCTCTGTGTAGCTTAGTACGAGTATTAGGATTCGCATAAATAGCTGATTAATTGAACGTAATAAGGTTCCTTTTCTTTATCATTTTCCCCAATAACAACCCAATAAAATAACATAAAAAAAAGCTCTAATATAAAAATAGGGAGCCCGACTATAACCCATATAACGCACAAAAATCTTTTTATTACCTTCATCATCTGTGTTTTAAATAGTTTAGTACAAGTATTAAGATTCGCATTAATTGTACGGTTTGCCAATAAAAGAAAATGAAGGTTTGATATAACCCATGTTGTTTTGGCCTTTCAAAGCCTGTTTTGCCCTTTCAAAGCCTGTTACAGCAGTAGGGTGAGCGTTTTCCTGTTTGATGCGTGTTTGCTTCCGGCGCTTGCGGGAATGAGTTAATTTTTCCATTATCGTTGTTTTAAATTAAATAGTTTAGATACGAGAATACCCGAAAAGAGGCCATACAATAAAAACAATGATATAGCCATGTATGGCAAGTCATAATATCCAAAAAAGTAATCAAATACATATACAAGTATAGTTACCATAACCCATCTTGCCGACCATTTACCTACCGATTGCATCATCCTATCTTTTTTAAAGTTTCCTCAATAGTTTTCCTTATCCCTTCACGAAGGGGTGTGTAGTCTTTTACGGGGTTAGAATGGGCGATTGACTCCATTTGTTCGCCGGCGTAATCGGATGGTATTAATTTTACCCCTTCCGTGTCGTTATTATCACCCATTTCCATCATTTGCATTTGAACCATGTGCACAACATCCAAAATTTTTGTTCCAACCCCCGTACCCACGTCCATTACCTTCAATGGATTATCCAAATTATCAATAATTATATCCACAACATCGTCTATGTAAATGAAATCCCTCACCTGATTACCGCCCTGTAAAGTCAATGGCTCACCGCTCAAACAACAATCAATAACACGCTTAACGATTCCTTTGTTGTTCCCCTGGCCGTAGACATTGAAAAACCGTAGGCCTAATGCGTTGCCGTGTAAGTCCCCTAAATGCTCATTAAACGCCTTAGAGTAGGCGTATGGGTTATTTAATTCGTAAACACTTGTTGAACTGGCGTAAATAGTCCGATAGGGCGTTGATAATACTTTTTGAGCAAAAATTATGTTGTTGAAATAAACATCGGGATTAAATTCTTTCGATATTGAAGTTGTAGCCCCTAAGTGGATAACGTAATCGTATTTTATTCTATCAAAAGCCGAAATATCTACCCACTTAAAATCGGTATGAGCAAATGGCAAAACCAATCTTTTTTTATTGCAATGCCACAATATATCAACCTCATGCCCTTCCTGTATTAACCTTTTGGCTAAATGTTTGGCTATGAACCCTGATATGCCGGTTAGGAAAAATCTCATGAGTTTTGTTTTTTTAATACCCATCTTTCTTTTGCTCTTTGGCTTATTAAAGGGTAATCACTATTTAAAACAGGGTCTACAACATAAGAAGTTGGGAAAGCCCATTCCAGCCTATTGGGCCCAACATCAACCCCTACACCCTTACAAACTTTACTTGCAAAGGGGAAAGCAAACTGAGCCGCAAAGCCCTCAGCTTGCCATTTAGGATAAACCTCTCCCTTAAATTCAATGGTTTCAATCATTGTCTTCAATATTTTTTGTGGGTAAAACCGCGAAAGCTAAATGTGATATGTGTTCGGTGGGTGTTTGAAGGGGGCTTATTCTTCCCTTTACTTTGCCCTGCTTGTTTTGTAGTGTTTGCAGGACGGGGATTAATTCGGCGGGTGTAATCTCAAAGGTAAGCTCCTTG